CACCAATAAAAGGTGAAGTCCATTTTCTAGGTGGCATAAGCATTGGTAAATACTTAGGAAACAGTGCTTCATTTTTAATATTAAAGTTCTTTATTTCTTTAATAATTTTAGGTGTTGGTTGCACATAAGTCACAGTCTTCATCTTGTTAAGTTTCATATTACCTACCTTAACTAGACCTAGTAGTTCACATAAATGTATCATCTGCACACCTAAATGTAGCCTATGTTCTTTTGTCCAATCATCAAAAGCAAGTTCATGTCTATTCATACAATAAACCCAAACATTCTTTTTATACTGCCATCTATTAGTTTTTTGAGGTACGTTCTTGCCTTCTAATCGTTTAGCTACTTGTTCATACTCCTTCTTTTTCTGGTCTTTAAACATCAGTATTCTAGCTTCAAGCATTAAAGCATTACCAATAATTATAGACAGTTTATTCAAGGTACAATCAGTAGAAATACCATCAATTACATTCTTCAAAATTATCAAAGAACAAATGTCAAATATACTTTGGTTGTTAGACATCTTTTTAGTCTCTTGGTTAAAAGCAGTTTTAGGCAAACATTGTACTATTTTTTTAATAGCAATATGGTGTGTACCTACTTGACCTGTATCTATCTTTTCTACTTTCAAATGGATTAAACTAGACAGTTTATCTATATATTTTTGCTGTTGGAAAAGACCATACATGGTCGTACTCTCTTGCTTTTTAGTCTTAGCTTCATTAATTAAATGGTTATATCTATCAATACCACCTCTTATCATGTGTTCTTCAAATTCTATTTCTTCCTGTATTTTCTTTGTGTAGTCTTTTGTATCTTTGAATTTACCACCTACACCAACCTTAACTAATTCAGCTAATTGTTCTTGTAGTAAATTGTTTTGTGTTTCAGACATAATGAGAACATCTCCTTACTTTTTGTATGCACCTGTGTCTTGTTGCATTGGTTCTGTTGCATTTGCTACCAAACCATTGCACAAGTGCATATATTGGGTTTTTAAAAAAAGGTGTTGCTATTAAAGAACAATAATACAGCAGTGCATGTAATTTTTTTGGAAGTAGTTCCTAAGACCAATGTTTTGCTATTAGACCCTATACTACTTCCTTCTTTTTTCATGCAGTGCAACATATCACTCATAATGCAACACCTTGTGCAACTAGATTAACCCAGTAATTGCTTCTGGTAGGCGAGAAAGGATTTGAACCTTCACTTCTTGCGAAACCAGTTCCTAAGACTGGCGTGTCTACCAATTCCACCACTCGCCCACTTTTGTGAATGTAATTAGCAGTATCCATTTATTTAATCAACCCCTTTGAGTTATAGCCCCAAAATCTTTCATAACTTTCTCTTTTTCTAGTTTTTTCCATATTTATTAATGGTCTAACATTGCAATAAGTTTCTCTGTCATCTAAAGTTTGAGATAATATATTTTTTATATTTTCATCATTACAAGCATTAATTACTTTTTTAATGTAATCTTTACTCAAACATATTTGACCTTGCCAAATATAAACATCTGCACAATCATAGTGTTGTTTATAAAAAAACTCTTTTGAGTATTGCTCATCTATTACATTAAATTCTAAATCGTTTGCCATTTACTTTAACCTTCCTTTAGAATTATGACCCATAAGAGAAATAACATTACTATCATTAATACTATTTACAGCTTCCCTTAATGCTTCAGGTGTTTCTTGTGCATAGTATTTTAATACAGTTTCAATACTTATACCTGCAAGTTTAGATATAACTTTAACTGGTGTTTTTGTTTCACATAATCTTGTAATAAATGTGTGCTTGGTAGCATAAGGTGTAAAGTCTTTTATCTCTAACAACTTTCCATACTTTTCAAAAAAAGTTCTCATACTTCTTACAGTCACATTTGGAAATAACTTTCTAGATTTATGTGCTATTGCAGTTTCCCTGTACTTGACACAGATACGATAAGCAATATCGTTTAATGGTAAGTCACCTGACCATTGCTGTGTCTTGTGCCGAAAAAAATTAATAGTTTTATTTTTATAATCAATACAATCAATATTAAATTTAGGGTCATAAAATTCAAATTGTAATCTCATACCTAAACCATTAATTTTAAACTGCATTGCATCAGCATGTTCTTCATCATTATTTGCATAAGCTAAGTCCATAACTTTAGCTTCATCTTCTCTGCTAATTGGTTTCTTGCTTTTACTTTCTATGACATGAAGATTACTCCAACCCATATCTTTAACTCTTAAATCAGGATTAAGTAATTTAGATTGTTCCATCAAACGTCTTGCAATGGCTTCTCTAAATGTTTCTCTCAACACTGACAATCTATGGTTCGTACTTCTTGTATTGTATGTTGACAGATTATTACTTGGTCGTTCTTCAATAGTCTTCTGCATGTACTTAACAAAACCATTGTAGTGTTCTGGTGTCTGCATGTCTTCCAATGTAATGTCTGGTGAGAAATAATTTAATATATCTCTCATGTAGATTTTAATGTTAGCTACATTTTTACCCATCTCCCATTGCTTATCAAACGTCATCTGCAAACATTGTGACAATGTACCTTTACTAATTGTCTTCTTACCATTTTTTCTGCTGTGATAATTTGCAGGTACAAGTGCTTCGTTATGTTTTTCTTTTAGCTTGATTGCTTCTGCTAGTGCCTTCTTAAAAGATGTATCACTAGTGTCTTTAATTAGAATAGTATCATACTCACTATCCTTTACTTGTTTGCCATCAACTATCATCTTTTTTCTAGTATGTACTGCAAGGGTTTCACCTCTTAAATAAATACCTGAATGTAGTTTTAATATAGCTTCTCTACTACTCATATTACTCCTAACTCGCAGTCATTAATTTATTACTACTGAAGACAGTTGGAATAGCTTCCTGCGTTGAACCTAAAAAGAACTTCTGTAGTTTTTTACCTTCACCAGTTAATTCAACATACGTAAATCTTTTGTCTTCTGCAAAAGGGTTGTCTGTATATTTAATTAAACTTAGTGTCTCATGTAAGTATGTCAGTGTTCTACTTAGTGAAGACTGATTGATACCTCTGCCTAAGATATTATTAAAATGATATGAGATACTTTCAGTAGACATCTCGTTATCTTTTAAGATTAATATTATCTGTAGCACTGCAACATAATGAAGTGGTACTCCATTTGTGTGTAGTGTCTTGCCTTGTCTCTGCTCTACCTTCTTAATGTAATTCAAGAAGTGTTGTGTAAAACTTAAACTAAAGACTGCTTTTTTGTATTGCTCTTTCATTGCCCCTCTCTCTACTTTCTAGTTGTATAATGTTAGTAGAGGTATGAGTATCAACTGTTGTCTTAGCTAATGCTATTGCAACATTTGTTTTAAACTCAGGTTCAGTAATTTCTACATCTCTGACATCAAGATATTTAATGAGTTTATCAAAACTATATTTGATACACACACCACCAATCTTTAATGCTATAGATTTTTCGCAGTCATTACTGACAATGATTTGTTTTTTTATAAAGGGTAATTTTTTTGTATTTTCTAAAGTCTTAACTTCATAACTGAAGTCTTCAACACGTCTTAAAAAAGACCGACATCTGACTTTGTGTACTACCCTACAAACTACCATTGCTACTACCATTATTATTTTATTACCTATTGTTCTCATTCTGCATATTATCCTTACTTGCACAAGTGTTTATTATTAGTGTTTGACACTTTAAAAAAAATAGATAAAGAAATTATGTGCAATGCAATCCTACCTAGATTTTGTGCCTGTGTATCTATATGACACATCATGTTGATATATCAATAGAACAGCTATAGAACATTGTAAATTAAATTAAATGCTTGGGTAAAAAGTTGTATAACCCTAGCAAATAATATCTTCAATGGTCTCAGTGACTACAACAATACTGAAATCTTCAACTTCAGTCTTGTTCTCAGCAAATGTTTTCTCTGCTGAAACTAAGGCTTTACCTAAATGATTAAACATTTTGGGTGAAGTTGCTTGTTCAAGTATTGGTAGTTCACCTTCAACTATGCTTATTGTTGCCATGTTGTTGTTTCCCTACGTTAGAACAGCTAAAAAGCTGTCTCTTTATATATGGAAGATAAATAATTTGTGCTGTAGGTTTTTTAAGGTCATTCCTTACCTTTTGTACTACTTTCCTCAAATTATCTGGTAAAATGTCAGCAGGTTTAAATAGATTTAACTGCATTATCCTGCTCTCCTTCTAAGAAAATCTAACTCATGTTTAGTAGCTAGTTCCTCTGCTGAAGGTGTCAACTTACTATCATTAACCTTCTTTTCTGCTTGTTTTCTTTTGTGTATATTTTGAATAGCTAATGTTAGTCTACTCACTTGTGTCTGTAGTTCAGCTACTTGTGATTTAAGTACCTGTATTTGTTGTTTGTCTTTATTAAACATATCACTCCTTACAGTTAATGTTATCTGATATATGAGATAATATCTCACAAATCAGTTATACTAGCTTATGTATATTATTTATAGGAAGTCAATCCTTTTTATAAAAATAATTCTTGATATATAATTTAATCTATTATATGCCTGTATATAGGTAGATAACATGATAAATAAAACTTTAGTTGAAGCTATGAATAATTCACCCAATTCTTTAGAAGAATTTTCTCAATTCATTAAAGAGTTATGCAAAGAGCATAGCCAAAAAGATATTATTAAAAAATCTGGTATTGATAAGAATGTATTATATAGAGCATTACACCAACAAAATATTACATTAGATAATTACTACAAAATTAAAAAAGCATACCATGAGCAGTTTAAAAGTAGTTCTTCTGAAGGCATAGACCACTTACCTATTCTTGGTCAAATTGTAGGTGAAAGCAAAGTTAAAATGTTAAACTTTTCGCAACCAACATCTGTACCTGTTACCACTGGTTTAATAGATAGATGGACACCTGTATTTGGTTATTTATCTGTTAATGAAACTTGCTATTCTTATTTTGTGTATGTTTTTTCTGCTAAAGATATTGAAGATAGCAACTGTATTAATAAACAATGTATTAATAGAATGATTATGGCTTACCCACATGAAGAAGACCCTATGTATGGTATGGTTATTGTAGTAAAAGATAAATATTTATTAATACACCCCCAAACTAGAGAAACTTTGTGTGAAATACCAAAAAAAAATAATGTTAAATGGTCTAAGTTTTTATGTATTATTCCTTTTTCACTTATGGAAAATCACAAAGAAGATAATACATACGAAAACAATATACACAAATTAGAAACTGACTTTTTTAAATCTAAAAAATAAACCACAGTGACAATGTAAGTCACAATGTAAGTACACCCACCCCAATAAAATCAAAGCGACAATGTACTATCATCATCAATCAAGGTGACAATGTACTATCATTATTTTTTCGTATAAATACAAAAAACCCCACCAAAAATATGGCAGGGTTTTAAGTGTTTATTATTATTTATTAAGCTACTTTTTTAATCTCAGTTGATTGCAACCCATTAAGATACAACAGTGATTTGTTAGCTAGTCCACTGGCGTTCATTAGTGCTGTTGGTTTATCTTTTAGACACTGCACCCATGATTTTAAATACTTAGCATGGTCAACACGTGGTGTTGCACTTATTCCTAGTTGATTACATAAGAACGCACTGCCCATCTCAGCAACTAATTCTTCAAATGCATAAGAACTTGAACCCTTCCAACCATCTAATTTACGATTGCATCTATGTGATGCACCAGTCCAGTGTGTAAGTTCATGCAATAAAGTACCATAATATCCATCAGTTGCAGTTGCATTAGCTGTCTTTATAAAGTCACTTTTATTAGGCATGAATATAAAATCTTGTGAAGGCACATAATAAGCATTACCACCATCAACATGTTTTATATTTGCACCAGTATTAGCAATAAAAGTCTCAGCAACTTCAGACACTTCAACTTCACTTTTATTATTTGGGTTGTCAACATTATCCCATCTTGAAATATCACCATCAACATCAGTAATATTAAAAGCATTAAAAGTTGAAAAAAACTTATAATGTTTGGTTGCTGTCTCAGTTCCATTAGGTGTTTCAACTTCAACATCTTTAGAACCTATAATTGGTTTTAATAGTTGTATTGACTTAGCACCCTTCTTAACTTGTAGCCCTTTATTTTTCCATTGTATATATGTGCCATATATTTTACGTTCTTTAGGTTCACCACCTAAAAAACCACCATCAATCATGGACAACCAAAACAAGTTCATGCCACTATACTTATGACCATCTAAGTTTTGAAAACTTTTATTAGTCCACCCCTTCAACCACTTGCCACCATCATCACTTTCCATTTGTTTAATTAAATGGTCAGTAACCTTTTTTACTATTTCATTTGCTTTTAGTTTCATATCTATCTACCTCTAGTTAGTTATTAATATGCACTACTGTAATACATAACTGCATATATAATATATGTGCTATAGTGTCGCAACTATCATAATTCGTATAGATACAAAAAAAGCCTTCTAAAAGTTTAATTTCTAGAAGGCTTTAATTTTGTTTAATTAATTATTTTGAACTTCCATCATACTAAAAGGAACTACCCATTTTTGATAATTAACTTTAATAACAGCTTTAGAAATATTTATTTTTTCTATAATGCCAGTTCTTTTAGTGCCATTAGGTCTACCAAACTTAACCACTGCACCTATTTTAAGGTCTTTTAGTTTTAAGTTGTCTCTACGTTCACTAGCTATTTTTATTAACTTATTTAAAGTAGGTAAATCTAATTGAACTACCTTAGTTAATAAATCTATTTCAGTTAAGTTAATTGTCTCTACTTGATTGTCTTTAGTCATATCTATCTACCTCTAGTTAGTTTGTTTTATATATGCACAACTGTAATACATCAGTGCAACCAGTGTCAAGCCTTTATTTTATAAAAGTTTAACTAAAAGATTTAAGAACAGATAATGAGAGAGATAGAACCAAATAAAAAAATTGAAAAAATAACTTAGAATAATTCTAAAGTATAGAAATACATAGATTTTTAAGGGTCACTGGTTGCAATAACCATTGTTTATTATTGTTAGACAATATTAATATTATATTTTGTGCAACAGACGTTGCATAACTATCATTACACACCCACCCACCTCTAATAATTCAGGACACAACCATAGGGGGAATTTAGTTTTGAGGGTACATACGTGAGGTTCTCACATTTTTATACCAAATTATTTCTGTGAACCTAAGATACCCTCTATTTTATCAGTTAAAGAATAATCAACAGCATACTCTAAGAAATCCTCTGCAAACTCTAAGATAAACTTCTTGCCCTCTACTTGGTCTTCTACAGGACTTAAAGGCTTTTTGTCTGCCTTATAGGTAAAATCTAGCCCTGACTTCTTGTTTATATATTTGATACCTTCAGCTATTTCTTTAGCTACCTTCTTGTCACCTTTAGTCGTACATAAGGCTTTAAGATATATAGGTTTATCATTGTTCATGTAATTTAGTTATCTCTATTAGTCCACTATACTCATCATCAGTTCCTATATTGCATACATGAACTTGATTAATCTTATTATAAAACTAATAGTTATCTAATAGTTCTATTTATCTAATAGTGGCACTTAGATATGTCTTATATCTTTATCCAAGTATTGTCTTTATTACTTCTCCCAAAAAATTGCTCTAATTCTTGGTTAAATAGTTCTTCTTTTCTAGTCTTTATGGACATGTCTTGGTCTTTAGATAATTGTAATATCCAGTAATAACAAGCCATCTGTAAGGCATCTATCCTGTCATCTTGCGATAACGTATTAGCCCCTTTTTGTAATCTACTTATTTGATACATTAATTGGTATCTTAGAGCCTGTTCTGGTGGATATAGGCTATTAGTACCCTCATAATCCTCTCTAATAGCATTAGCATCAAAGACAATTCTATGCTGTGCAAATAGAGGTTCTAGAGTGTCTAGTATCCTTCTATGTTTATTAGAAGTCTGTCTGACCATCTCTGTCGTACAAGGGTACTCTTTTGTAAGGTATGGTTTTAGTAAGGCTTCAAACATACCTTGACCAAAGTTTTCTTCAATCAATATCTTTTTAACTTCATGCTTCTTTGCGATACCTACAAGTTTATTTAAAACATGTTCAGAATAACCAGAGTTGAAACCACCTGTTGCAACTACATAAATATTACCATTTAATATCTTAGTCACACAATAAGCTGTCTCATCTTTACCTTTACCTGAAGGGTCAATAGACATTACACAACCAGTGTAGTCTATCCAGTCTCCTTGTGTCTGCATGGGTCTGAAATAAGCATCTCCTTGCAAACCTACATTGGGTAGGTCATTCCATTGTAATTCTGGTGAACTAGCCCATACGACCTTCTCAGGGGCAGTTGTGGGGTTCAAATTAAGAACTATAAGGTCTTTTAGTTTAAGTGGGTATCTATCTAAATCACTTAAAGTTGTATCTAGTTGGAACTGCATGTTAAAGCCTATACGACCATAACTTGCTTCTCTTTCTAATAAATCTTTTTCATCAAATCTTTGTGGGTCAGTAGCTTTACCTACAAGGTCATGTTCCCATGTGTTTGCAATAATAGGTGCAAGACTAGAACCATAAGATTTTAATTGTTTCTCACTAGGGTATCTAGCTGTCCAATATCTTATCTTATATCCTCTTTCTTGTAGCTTATTATAAATACTTTGTTCTGTTTGTGGTGTACCTAGAAATATAGTTCTAGAACCTTCTGGTTTAACAATAGCTTCAAACTCTTTGATTGCTTCTCCAAGTTTATCTCTCATAAATTGTGTCTGAGTATTACCTGAAGTTTCAATATCGTCAGCAATAATTAAGTCTGCTCTACTACCAGTTAGCTGTGAAGTTATACCTAAAGATTTAACTGAAGGTTGGTGTGATGCTAACGCAGGTGCAACATCAAAACTAATCTTAGATTGTCGTTGGTCACCTTTTGGTTTTAAGTGGAGAAGTATTGGCATCTCCGATAGCAGTCTTAAACAAAACGTACTAAAATCATCTGCTCTATTTTTAGAAGCAGAGACAACCAATATATTTATTTGTGGGTCAAGAAGTAATCTCCATAAGACATAAGTTGAAGTAATCCAACTTTTACCTACTCCTCTAAACGCACTTATAATTGTACGTTTATCTCCATTAGCAATATAGTCTGCGATTGAATACTGCATAGTTGAAGGTGCAGGAAGCCTCAAATGTCGCCATGCGAGGTAAAGAAAATTCCTGAAATCTTTCAGTTTTTCGTGCATAAACCCTTGTTTTTATTAGTTATTTTTAACTAGTTTCTTTTCTGCAAATGGTAGTTCATTTACTAATTCACCTAATGGATTATCATTTGTAGGTAATCCATCAATACCATTATCTTTTAGAAACTGTCTAGCAACATTAAGGTCACTAGCTTTCACATCTTCGTCTTTTACTTTCTTTAGTAGCTGTTCTGCTAGTATTGAATGTAGTTCTATTAATTTATCTTTACTCATTTTTTCTTCTTCTTTTTTGGTGCATCTGAAATAAATCTATCAAATAGATAACCCATAAAGTTGTCTACTATTCCAAATAATTTATAAAAAAATTGGTCAATCATGGTGTGTGATATTTCATTAAAGATGCTTCACTTTTATCTTTAAGTTCTTTCTCTAATTTTTCTATTTGTTTTCTTAACTCACCATTTAATTTTTTATGTTCTGAATTTATCATTTTTAAATTAGAAACTTCTTCATCTAATCTATCTATGTCATTTTTTAAACCATCAACTGTTTGTCTGTTAATCTTACTTTCGTTTTCGTAAGTTGGGTCTTGTAATTCTTCAACAAAATCTTTATGTGACTTTACCATTTTTTACAACTCCAATATCTTGCAGACAGTTTATCTTTAGCTGTATCGCATTTGTGTCTTGCTCTAAAACTCTTTCTATTTT